GCCTTCGTATGTATAAGAGTGGCCTTCCAAGAAGCTACTGTCGGTCGCACCACCCAGTGCGATGAATGCGAAGTCACGACCCAAGATTTTGCTGATGCCCTCCTTCACGAGCGATGTCTTGCCGGTTCCCATTGGCCCCTTGATTGCGATAGCACTACCCATCGCACCAGGGTTGGAAATCCATTGACCGACCATTTGCATAATCTGGAGCTTCGCGTCGTTGAGTCCATACACAGCGGTGTCGAGCGTGGTCTTCGACGCCTCAATAAACTCACTACAGCGTGCCAATCCATCCTCAATCGTAAGCGGCAGGTTCTTGGTTTTGTTGAATGGAATCTTCATGAAGGTATCCACCCAGTTCTTCACCTTGTAATACTCACCACAACCCGGTTCCATGTGACGCAGCGAGTTGATTTTTCGCATGGCGATGGCTTTGAACGCGATTGGAATATCTGTTTCCAAAAGGGAAAGCCGGTATGGTTTTTGAATGATACTTACCGCGTGGATTTGTTTCAGGTCGGCGATGACTTTCTGCTGCTGCTCGGGTGTCATGTGGCGGCGGAAATAGCGAAGGTCATTCGTAGAGTTCTTCTTCCTGAGAAGCGTCTTGAATTCTTTGACGTTCAACTTGTCGCGCTTCTTCTCGTCGTTGCGGAGTTGCTGTTCGATGTCTTTTTGCTTTTGCTTCATTTCTTCGAGCTGCTTCTTCATGAACTTGTTGGCGGCGAGTGAGGCGTTGGCCGACATCGTGGTTGTGAGCGATTGAATTGTCTCTTTGATTTCAGCGAGCTTCTTCTTGTTTTTCTCGCAACGCTGCTCCATCTCCTTTTGATGCTTCTTGTGTCTGGCGATTTCAGCTTCACTGCTGCCGTCGCTGCTGTCGGTGTCGCTGTCGTAGTCGTCGTCATCGTCGCTGTCGTAGTCTTCGTCGTCGTCGCTGTATTCGTCGTCATCGTCATCGTCGCTGTCGTAGTCGCTGTCTTCTTCGTCGTCGTCGCTGTCGTCTTCATCCTGTGATTCTTCTGCGTCTTCGTTGTCGCTGTCACTGTTTTGGTTGGCGTTGTCTTCGTCGTCTTCCTCATTATCGTCGTATTTGTTTTCACGGTCGTCTTCATCATCATCGTCGTTGTCGTCTTCACGGCGGCGGTTGCGACGGCGGCTGCTGGTGCTGATGCTGCTCTTTTTTTTGTCTTTTTTGCCAACAATCGCAGCAGCAATCACGGATGACGCAAGAGCTTCTGCGATTTTTCCAACAACCATGTTGGCCGCATCTGTTTTGGTTTTCTTTGTAATTTTTTTTCCATTTTTGCCAGTAATACGACGCTCGCGCTGCTGCTGCTGCTGCTGAACCGAAACCGATGACACCGACGAAGTCTCTCCTCCGTCAGATTCAGAACCCGAACCGGTGTCAGATTCAGGAAATCCTTTGTCGTCTTCATCGTCGCGGTGCTTCTTATATGTTGGCTTTCCACCGCCAATGAGACGAAGGACTGTTCCAGAACCAGTCTTCTTATTGTTCTTCTTGATGGTAAAGGGTGACATGTTCTTGTAAATGTAGTTGTGCTTGTTTGCTGACATTCATGACGATGGCAAGAAACGATTTCAATTTTTTCGGACGCGTGCGTGTATTCGCATTTATCATTCAAAAAATGGATTTTCAACAAAATTGAAAACAATCTAAATAGTATATAAGAACACAAAACAACATCAGGTTCATAACAATGGCGTCGTCATCATCCACTATTCCTGTTTCGAAAATCATCGGCATTCAATTTAGTATTATGTCGCCGGAGGAAATATTGAAGGGGTCTGTCGCCGAAATTACGAACCGGGAAACGTATGTGAATAATAAGCCCGTGATTGGGGGTTTGTTTGACCCAAGGATGGGGCCGATTGACCCCGGCGTGATCTGCCCGACCGATGGATTGGATTATATGAAATGCCCTGGCTACTTTGGACATATCAAGCTCGCACGTCCGGTGTTTTACTATCAATATCTAGGAACGGTGGTGAAGATTTTGCGCTGTGTTTGTATCAAGTGTAGCGCGCTTCGAATCAGCAAAAGCGCCAACAAGCAGTTTCTTTCCTTGCCTGCGGATGAGAGATGGTCGCAGGTGTTCCGTATTGCGAGCAAAATCAAGCGTTGCGGTGAAGACACGGAGACCGGATGCGGCTGCCTTCAGCCAACTCGGATTACGATGAAAGCAGGACTCGGTAAAATATACGCAGAATGGGACAACGTGAAGGGAGTTTTAGAAGAGACGACGCAAGCCAGTATTGCGGGGAGTGCCGCGGAAGCCGACAAGGACGGTTCGCTCTCGATGAAACTGACTCCCGAAATCGTCATCAAAATCTTTCGCAGAATCAGCGATGAAGATGTGGAATTCATGGGATTTAGTCCGGTGTTTTCGCGGCCGGATTGGATGGTGTGTCAGGTTCTCGCGATTCCACCACCTGCTGTCAGGCCGTCGGTTAAGATGGATGGTTCGCAGAGGAGTGAAGACGATATCACGCACATCATCGTGAATATTATCAAGGCAAATACGACACTTCAAGACAAAATCAACGAGAACGCACCGGCAAATGTGATTGATGGTTGGCATATGATGCTCCAGTATTATGTCGCCACCCAAGTGAATAACAATATTCCGGGTTGTGCGCCGGTTGCGCAGCGTTCAGGTCGCCCGCTGAAATCGATTCAGGAACGCTTGAATGGAAAGACCGGTCGTGTGCGCGGGAATTTGATGGGAAAACGTGTGGATTTTTCGGCTCGTTCGGTCATCACACCCGACCCGAACTTGTCGATTCGCGAACTCGGTATTCCGTTGAAAATTGCGAAGAATATTACGAAGCCGGTTGTTGTGAATGACCGGAATAAGAAGTTCCTGCTTCGGTTGGTTCGCGCGGGTCCTGACGAGTATCCAGGCGCGAAGATTCTGGAACGGAAGACGGGCGAATCGATTTCGCTTCGTTATGCCGACCGCGCGAATATTATGCTGAACAACGGTGATATCGTTCATCGCCACATGATGGATGGCGACGCGATTTTGTTCAACCGTCAGCCGACACTTCATAGGATGAGCATGATGTGTCATATTGCGCGGGTGATGTATCAGGGTGATACGTTTCGTATGAATGTGGGTTGTACGAAACCTTATAATGCGGATTTCGATAAACATCTCTGTCGGAAACAGGAGGCGTGAAAAGCGTGTTACCTCCTAGTCAAAAGTTGTTAAAGTTAGTTACATATATTATATTAGTAATGACGTGCCATAATACAAACATACAATTATCAAATGAAATTTTACGTGATTCATCAAAAAGATATTGTGAGATTTACAAGATACAAAACAAAACCACAAATAAGGTTTATGTAGGCCAAGCAGTATCTCATATATTGAACCATAACAAATATCGACCATACGGTCATATTGGGCGGTTTAAAACTCATATATCTGAAGCATTTTCAAACAAAAAACATCAATCGCATTATTTGAATAATGCTATTCGTAAATATGGTAAGGACGATTTTACGGTAGTTATTTTAGAATATTGCGATCTTGAAAATGCAAACGAAAGAGAGAAGTATCACATAATTTTAAACAATAGCATATTTCCGTATGGATACAACCTGAAAATTGGAGGACAATCTGATTTTACACATTCAGAAGAAAGTAGAAAAAGAGTGTCCAACGGGTTGATTAATCATTACAGAGATACAAAATATATTCGTTTTAAAGATATTCAATTGTCTTCATTCAAAGAGAATGTAGATGATATGATAAAACCTTTGAAACGGTATAACATTCAGTATGGATGGTATGTGTATATTAATAAAATAAAAAGTGATTTTGGCGGGGTTCATATAACTTTGGAAGAAAGTAAGAATATGGCCGTTGAATTCATATATTGCTTAAAAAAACAACTTTTGGCGAAACACCTTGTTGCTGGAAACCCCTTAGAGCCTTTACTACCACTCTCGGACGGAAACGTCTGCGAGGAACTCGTTTAATTGACGAACCCAACGGTAATAATGTAAAGGATTGGGCAATCAGCAGTGTTACTTCCTACGGTCGAATGGCAGACTATGGAGGGCACTCAGAGACTGAACCGGTGTTGGTGTGCGATGAAGAACTAGCCATTCTGAGCGCGTCTATGATACAGTCCAGCCTCTTGGGAAACCTTGAGGATATTCATCGGGAGATGAAATGAACCTTCACATGCCGCAGGATGATGAGTCCGAGATTGAGTTGCGCCACTTGGCCGCAGTTCCCTACCAACTCATCAGTCCGGCAAACAATAACTCGATTATCGGTGTCTTCCAAGACTCGTTGATTGGGTCCTACTTATTCACACGCGAAAATATTAGATTCACACCGCGTGAGGCGATGAACCTGCTTGCGGCATACCCGCGCGTGAATGAAACCGCGTTCAAGAGCGGCGAAGATATCAGCAACTTCGATGTATTGTCGCAGATTTTGCCGCCACTTACGCTGAAATACAAGAAGAAGGCATTCGGTGAGAAGAATCCGAAGGAAGACTACGCGACCTCGAATAATGTGGTTGAAATCCGGAACGGGCGAATGATGCGTGGTCAAATCGACAAGAGCGTCCTTGGTGGCGGCGGTGTCGGGTTGATTCAGCGTGTTTGTAACGATTTCGGAAATATTGCCGCCGCTGATTTCATCGATGGTCTTCAGAATATTATCACGGAATATATGAAGTCGCATGCGTATAGTGTCGGGATTAGCGATTTGATTGCGAACAAGGCGACCAATACTCAGATTGCGGAGGTCATCACGAAGAAGAAGACCGAAGTGAAGAACTTGATTGACCAAGTCCATCTGGGGATTTTCGAGAACAAGACGGGGAAGTCGAATGAAGCGGAATTTGAGGCGAAGGTCTCAAACATTTTGAATAGTGCTACAAACGACGCAGGGAAAATCGGTATCAATAGTTTGAATGCGGCCAATCGTTTCGTTGGGTTGGTGCTTTCGGGTTCGAAGGGTAGCGACTTGAATATTTCGCAGATGATTTCGTGTTTGGGACAACAGGCGATTGAAGGCAAGCGTATTTCATATGGTTTTGACAGCAGGACGTTGCCGCATTTCAATAAGTTCGATGATGGACCGCTGGCACGTGGATTCATCGAGAGTTCGTTTATTTCGGGGTTGTCGCCGGAGGAGCTGTTCTTCCACGCGATGGGCGGTCGAATTGGTCTGATTGATACGGCAGTGAAAACGAGCACCACTGGATATATCCAGCGTCGTCTTATCAAAGGCATGGAAGACCTTAAAGTCGAATACGATATGACCGTCCGCAACGGCAAGCAACGTATTATCCAATTCGCCTACGGGGATGACGGTATCGACACCATTAAAGTTGAAAACCAGTCCCTCCCCCTTGTTGGAATGAGTCTTGATGAAATCTATGCTCACTTCCATATGCCTCTTGACAATTCCAGCGAGACGCAAGAAAGCGCAGCGACCGCATTTACCAAGACCGCCTACGCTAAGATGAAGAAGGAGAAGGCGGCGACTATGAAGAAAATCCGCGAAACCATCGACAACATGATTGAGATGCGTGACCTCATCATCGAACGCGTATTCAACCGCACAGATAATAAGAGCGTTCAGATGCCGGTGTCATTTACGCATATTATCAATAATGTCCAATCACAGCAACAAATCAACCAGAATTCGATGGTGGATATCACGCCGTTGGAAGCGATGGATATGATTTCAGCGGGATATCGCCAACTCGAGAACTTGTATTATGCGTCTCCCACTCTTCTCTTCAAGGTGATGTATTACTATTACTTGTCGCCGAAGGAGCTGTTATTGGTAAAGCGTTTCAACCGGAGTGCTCTATCGATTCTCATCAGCGTGATTAATCTTCAGTATAAGAGGTCGATTGTTGCTCCGGGTGAGATGGTGGGTATGGTGAGCGCCCAGAGTATCGGTGAGCCTACGACACAGCTTACGCTGAACACATTTCATTCTGCTGGTGTTGCGTCTAAATCGAATGCGACGCGTGGTGTGCCGCGTATCGAAGAAATCCTGACGCTTTCAGAGAATCCGAAGAATCCGTCGATTACGGTGTATTTCAAGGAAGACGACGGTTCGACGCCGGAGCGTGTTCAAGAATTCATCCCGATGATTGAGCACGCCAAATTGGCGAAGGTTGTGGAGAGTATCGAGGTGTGCTTTGACCCAGATGATTTGAACACACTTGTTGAACAGGACCGTGCTGTCATGACACAATATCAAGAGTTTGAAAAGTTGATTGAAGAGTGTGTGCGTGATTCGGAGATTGCTGGCACTTCGGGTGTTCCTAACGTTCCATCGGGTGGTGGTGGTGGTGCGGCGGCAGCGTCGGTATCGGCATCGGCGGCATCGGCGGCATCGGCGGCATCGGCATCGACGAAGTCCAAGTGGATTATCCGTATCAAGATTGACCCCGAAGCGATGTTGGACAAGAAACTCACGATGGACGATATCCATTTTGCGATTAAGAACAGTTACGGGTATGAAGTGAGCTGCGCATTTTCGGATTATAATGACGATAATCTCGTATTTCGACTCCGGATGGAGAATGTCGCGCAACCTAAGAAGTCTGGGGGCGGTGGTGGCGGTGCGGGCAACAAACAAAATCCGCTCGACCAATCTGACCATATCTATATGATTAAATCATTCCAAGACCAGCTTCTGAATAATGTTGTTCTGCGTGGCGTGAAGGGAATCAAAAAGGTGATGCTGCGTGTCATCAAGAATACGCTTGTAAGGTCGGACGGTGTTTATACAAAGAAGGATACATGGGTGTTGGATACGACTGGCACAAATCTCCTTCATATGCTTGGACAGGACTATATTGACGCGAAACGAACCGTAAGTAATGATATTCAAGAAGTGTATCGCGTATTTGGAATTGAAGCCGCGCGTCAAGCGATTTATAATGAACTGGTTGAAGTGTTTGATGACTCGCCGATTAACTATCATCATGTGTGTTTGTTGTGTGACCGTATGACGGTGTCTTCATCGATGATATCAATCTTCCGCCATGGAATCAACAGCGACGATATTGGTCCAATTGCGAAAGCGTCATTTGAAGAGACGCCGGAGATGTTCTTGAAGGCGGCTCGACATGCGGAATTGGACCCGATGCGTGGTATATCGGCGAATGTGATGTGCGGTCAAGAAGGCTATTATGGAACGAGTGCGTTTCAGGTGCTCGTGAATATCGACGAGATGATGAAACAAGAAGCGGTTGAGTATCGCCATACAGATGCGAATGAAGAAATCGACGAGGCATTCAAGGCGAATTCATCGGTTGGACTGGATACAGATAAATGTGGTATTCCGAAGTTGGCGATTCAATCGTGTGTGGATAATGTGAAGAAGGTTCGATTGGGTAAGGTGGATGATGATTATGATATCGGGTTTTAGAGCGACAGACAGCGAATCATGACAATCACAAACGTAACAATAAAATAACAATCACTTATTTTTTATGTCGTTGTGTGATTTTACGCTTACGCTTATTATGCTTACGTCGGCGCATTCGCTTCGCGCTCCTCCCACCGCCAGCAGTCAGCGATTTTACAGAAGCCAAATCCGTAATATTGCTTGCCGGATTATTTAATTTATTCATGATAGACGGTCCGTCAGATGGGTCTTTCAACGCAGAAATACATCGAAATGGTGGATTGATGGGGTCGTTGAATGGGTCAAAATCATAATCGATTTTATATCCAGGGGGGCAAATCGGGTCGCCGCCTCCTTCTGGGTCTTCCATCGGGAATGGATTACCTTTTTCATCAAGGCCACTGCTGCTATTATTATTTTCATTTTCTTTTTCTTTTTCGTTTTTCTTTTTTTTTTTTTTTTTTTTCGTTTTTTTTTTTTTTGGTTTTTTTTTTACAC